GCAGACGGTGGCATTACTGTAATCCACTGGCGTTGCGATGGCGTAGACGGTGATTACTCTGCGTCTAGCTATGGCACAACTAGCCACACACCAGATGCGGATGCGGATGGTTTCATTGCTTACGATAGCGTAACAGAAGCCAACTGCATTGCATGGGCGCAAGCCGAAGCAAACCAAGCGGATGTCGAGGCGGCGATTGCTGCTAAGATTGAAGCTGACAAAACCCCAACCAGCGCAGCGGGAGTACCGTGGGCGGCTGAATAACACACAGAAAGGAAATCAAATGACTGAAGAAAAAAAGGTCATTACGATTGACGATGTAGAATATACGGAAGATCAACTGTCGGATCAGGCAAAAATGTGCATTAACCACATTAATAGCTTAGATCAGAAAATCGGCAGCGCAGAGTTCAACTTGGATCAGTTGCGCGTAGGCCGCAACGCATTCATGGATATGCTCAAGAAAGAGCTACCAGAAGAAAGCTAAAGCATGACCGCATACTACGTCCAGCCAGAGCCAAGCGCAGCAGGCGGCGAAGCCTACTGGCTGGAAGGGTATGCGGTAGGCGATGCCAAGTTTGCCGCGGCGCAATCTGACGGCACAAGTACAACGCTGATTGCGTCATCTCGCGTAAAGGAAACGGGCTTACGCGCAGACGGCACCTCATCATCACTATTCGGCGGAAACCGCGTCGTCGCTGGCGCACTTGTTCAGGAGCCAGTGACGGCAACTGTGACAGGCGTTACGCGCGTGCGGCAAGGCTCGATACGCGCGGATGGCGCAAGCACTACGCTGATTGCCTCTGTGCGCGTGCGCAATCCTGCCGCGATCTCACAGTCGCGCTACGTCCTCGCGGATTACTGGGAGGCGGGATACGCGGACTACGGGCAAAACTCAGACGTCCGCATCGGAGCCAACGTCACGAGGGACAGCGGCATACTCTCGGAGGCGGACGCGACGACGCTCATCGGCGTTACGCGCAAGCGTCAGGTCGGCGTTCTGTCAGAGGCAGATGCGACGACGCTTGCAGGCGCAGGTGTCACGCGCACAAACATTGGCGTTCTCAGCGACGTGCAGGCTGAGTTTTTAGCGGGTGCTAATGTTACATATAACAATGTTGTGATATCATTAGCCACGTCGACTACGTTTGGCGCATTGTCTCGCAAGTGGACGCGGTTCACGCCAATTGATGAAACATGGACTCTAGCTAGTGATGTTGATAAAACGTGGATAGATGCAGACGATGTGTCTGAATCGTGGACGGATGCCGCAGACGTCAGCGAGCTGTGGACGGAGGTCGACGACACGAGCGAGACGTGGACGACACAGTGACGAATAGACTAAATACGATAACCTCTATATAATGGGGCAAAGTTAAAGGAGCCTCGCATGGCAGACACAACGACAACAACTTACAGCTTAACGAAGCCAGAAGTCGGCGCGTCTGCCGACACTTGGGGTACAAAGCTAAACGCAAACCTTGATACTATCGACAACCTTCTTGACGGCACGACGGCTATCGCGCCAAACCTAACGGAGGGGTCGTGGAGCGTTGGCGGCACTGCAATTACGTCCACGGCGGCAGAGCTGAACTTGCTAGACGGCGTCACTGCGACGACTGCCGAGATTAACTTGCTAGACGGCGCCACAACAGCCACGTCGACAACGATTGCAGACGGCGACCGCGTAATCGTAAACGACGCAGGCACGATGGTGCAAGTTGCCATGACAGACTTGGCCACGTACTTCACCGGCGACATTACAACGGTAGGCGCGTTAGACAGCGGAAGCATCACATCAGGATTCGGCGCAATCGACAACGGATCGTCCAACATCACGACAATTGGCACGATTTCGTTTGGCACTTTAACAGATGCAACCACAAGCGTGACGTCAATTAAAGACGAAGACGACATGGCGTCTGACGACGCGTCCGCGCTGGCAACGCAGCAGTCGATTAAGGCTTATGTCGATGATCAGTCAGTTACGAAGACATCTGGCTCTGCGCCGTATCTAGGAGCTAGAGCCTTTGTTTATGTCGAAGATGGCAGTGACGCAGAAAACACTTACCACGGCCAAAACATTGCGTCTGTCGTTAAAAACAGCACAGGTAATTACACGATAACTTTCACAACAGCTATGCCAGATGCAAATTACGCAATTTCAATGGGGCCAAATGCTCAAGGTTTGGGCACAAACAACGGTTACGGCATGATGATGGGTATTTTGGACAAATCTGCTGGCTCGTTTCAAGTTCAAGCTAGGCGCGTAACAGACCACGACATTTTTGAAGCAATGCAATTTAGTTTTGTGGTTTTCGCATAGGAGTACGCTATGCCTCTGGTAAAGCTAGACATACCAGCCGGCGCGGTACGCAATGGCACAGAATACGAAACAGGCGGACGTTGGCGCGATATGTCACTCGTCCGCTTTTACAATGGCGTCCTCCAGCCAATCAACGGGTGGCGCAAACGCGTCGCCAATCAGCTTACCGGCATCCCACGCGCAATGCATACGTGGCGCGAGAACGATGGCACACGTTGGTTAGCTGTCGGCACGAACTCTAACCTGTACGCGTTTGAGGCTGGCAACACGCTCAGCGACATTACTCCAGCATCGCTAACAGCAGGCTCCGCCACGCAAACTGGCTCCGTAGGCTACGGCGTTGGCGCATACGGCGACGACGAGTGGGGCGCTCCGCGTCCAGAGGCATCCACAACGCTTGTGACGCCAGCGGCGGCGTGGAGCTTAGACAACTGGGGTGAGTACCTCGTAAGCGTTTTATCTAGCGACGGACGCATGTTTGAGTGGGACTTAACGTCTGGCACAGCGTCTGTAATTTCTAACGCGCCTGTCGGCGTTGACGGGGTCATCGTAACAGAAGAGCGCATCATCTTTGCGTTAGGCGCGCAGAACGATCCGCGTCGCATCGATTGGTGCGACCAAGAAAACAACACAGTGTGGACTGCGTCGGCGACGAACCAAGCCGGCAACCAGATACTGGCGACCAACGGCAAGATCGTCACCGGCTCCAAGGTGCGCGGCGGTACGCTGATCCTAACAGACATCGATGCACACTTGGCCACATACTTAGGCCAGCCGTTCGTGTATCGCTTTGACCGCGTAGGCACCGGCTGCGGCGCTGCGTCGCAGGGCTGCGTCGTGCAAGTTGACGTAGGGGCAGTGTGGATGGGTCGAGACGGTTTCTGGGTTTACGACGGTGCCGTGCGTCCGTTGGAAAGCCCAATTGCTGACTACGTGTTCCGCAATCTTAACGAAAGCCAGATCACGCGCGTGACGGCGTTCAACAACTCCAAGTATGGCGAAGTGTGGTGGCTGTATCCAAGCGGAGACAGCAACGAGTGCAATCGCTACGCCGCGTGGAGTTACCGCAACAATACGTGGACAATCGGCGAGCTAGATCGCACCGCAGGCACTGACGGAGGCATCTTCGGCCAGCCTATTATGGTAACAGCGGACGGCTACGTTTACGATCACGAGGTTGGCTGGAATTACGACGGCAGCGATCCGTTCGCTGAGACGGGGCCAATTGAAATCGGTCAAGGTGATAACTTGGCCGTGATTACGCGCCTCATACCCGACGAGCGCAACTTAGGCGACGTCACGGCGACGTTCACGAGCCGCTTGTATCCGAATGCAGACGAGAGCACGCACGGGCCGTTTACGCTTACCGCTGAGACGGATGTGCGCTTTACTGGTCGGCAAGTGAAGCTAAAGGTGACGGGCGCCAAGAACAGCGACTGGCGTGTCGGCGACATGCGCGTTGACGTGAAGCAGGGGAGCAAGCGATGAAGAAGCTGCCAGTTGCCGGCCCAACGTATGACTATAAGCTGGAAAACATCCGCAACGACATCATTGAGCAGGAGTTGGCGCTTTGTTTGAAGAAGCGTGAGAACGTCTACCTAGATGAAGACGTGCAAGTGAAGTACACGGATGCGAGCGGCACTGAGTACACATTTGGCCAAGTAACCGAGGACACCGTGTCCTTGCAGACGGATGTCACGACGTTGCAGTCTGACTTTACGACGTTAGACGGCGAAGTTACGGCGAACGCTACGGCGGTGTCCGGCTTAGAGACGCGCGTCACAAGCGCAGAGGGCAGCATAACTGCGAACGCAACGTCGATCACGTCGCTTCAGTCTGATCTAACGACGGCAGAGGGTAATATTACGGCAAACGCCACTGCGGTGTCATCACTTGATACTCGAGTAACGACTGCCGAGGGTAACATTACATCACAGGCATCTGATATAACGACATTGCAATCTGACTTGTCTGCGCTGGACACAGATGTAACGACGAACGCCACTGCGGTGTCTTCTCTGTCAACTCAAGTGTCTAGCATTGATGGAGAAGTGACTTCGCTTTCGTCTGACGTTACAAACTTGACAACCACGGTCGGAAGCAACACGACAAACATTAGTACGAACACTAGTTCAATTAACGGCATTGAGGGCAAGTACGCCGTCAAAATTAACAACAATGGCCATGTATCCGGCTTCGGCTTAATTAGCACGGCCAACAACGCGACGCCGACAAGCACGTTTACAGTCACCGCAGACGCGTTCAAGATCGTCGACACAAGCGGCGCGGCTACGCCAGCAGCACCGTTTAGCGTTTACACGTCTTCACGCACCGTAGACGGCGTTACCGTGCCGGCAGGCGTTTACATGGAAAACGCCAACATCACCGCGGCCAACATTAAGACGCTAGACGTTGACGTGATTAACTTGGACGGCGTGACGCTAGATACGAGCGGCGGTCAGTTGATTGTAAAAGATGGAGGTGTTGATACCGTCAAACTTGCATCAGATGCAGTCTCATCTCAGTCTAAAACTTTTGTTTCTTCATTTAGTATTACATCTAGACCAACATTTGGACAAACAGTTGCGTCTTTGAATGTATCTGGAGTATCTGGTGATAAGTTTTTATGTATTGGAACGGTAAACTATTTTGGCTTGCCAGTTGCGGACGATGGCGATTTTTTCGCGGGTTATATATTCTTAAATAATGTATCTACAGTTTATCTAGACAGACATGGGTATGGCTATGATTTTACACAAAAAGGCGGGTTTACTTTAGCTGGTATAAACACCTTAAATACAACTGGATCGTCTATCCCGTTAGATTTTAGGATTTTACAAAATGGAAGTGGTAACACTTCAGCAAGTGTTTTTTCTATCCACTTACAAGCAATAAAACTTGAGAGGTAAACCTGTGATCAACTATGTTATATACGATACATCAGGTCACATAATACGTTGCGGCACTTGTCCGGATGAAGTAAGTCAAGTGCAAAGCGAAAATGAATTTCAACTCAATGTAGATTGGCCGCCTGATATTGAAAACTATGTAATTTCTAACGGTCAACTAACTAGAAAGCCTGAGAGCGAAATACTAGCTTACCAAAATTCTAAAAGTTTAGATGATCTAAGAGCCTTAAGGGCTGTGAAGCTAAAGTCTTCCGACTGGACGCAAGCCGCCGACAGTCCGCTCTCCGACGCTAAGAAGGCGGAGTGGGCGACGTACCGTCAGCAGCTCCGCGATTTACCCGCTAACACGTCCGATCCTGCCAACCCAACATGGCCTACGCCTCCGTCCTAGCCAAATGAGTAATAATGTTATACAATTCAGGCAAGCGCCAAAAGTGAGGGTGTTACCGGCCGTCCCAGAATGCTTAGACGAGTTTCTGGATGACGCCATAAAGCTACTCACGCCGGCGATACGACGTCAGGAGCATAACGCCACCGTTGAGGACGTTATAGAAGACATACGAGGTGGAGGTGCAGTCTTGTGGTGCATCTACCTAGAGGACAAGTTGACCGCGGCGCTGACGACATGCGTTGTGAAACACCCTCGAAGGACTACCCTGAAAATTGAGTTTATGGGCGGCACGCAGATGGACGAGTGGATGAACGAAACGATCGCAACGCTTTCAGAGCTTGCAAAGCGCGCGGAGCTAGATGGCATCGAGGCGGATGGCCGCAAGGGATTTGACAAATATGTAGGCGCGTCGCCGTTTCGCGAAGTCTACAGACACTACGAGATGGAGTTGCTCTGATGAGTACTACGAAAACCACAACAAGTAAGATGGATCCAATCCAGCAAGAGTTTCTTCAAGAAACGCTTCTTCCGTTTGCCCGCGAAATTGCTGGCACGCCATATGAGTCATACACGGGAGAACGTGTCGCCGGATTGACGCCACTACAGCAGCAGGCGATTTCTGGTTATGGGGCGCTCTCACTACCTAGTGAGCTTGCGACAGCATCTGGCATTGTGGAAGACGTCGCGACAATGACACCGGAGGAGCTGTCAGCTCAGCGCGCGCAGTACGCGCAAGAGTACACCGACTTAATCATGGATCCGACGCGCGCACGCTTGCTTCGCGAGCAAGACATCGCCCGCTCAACCGAAGCTGGCCAGATGACACGAGCGCTTGGCGGCGCAGGATTTGGCCTATCGCGCCGCGGAGTTGCCGAGGGCGAGCGCGAGGCAGCGCGCGACGTTGCAGTGCGAGAGCTGGAGGCGCGCATCGCAGGCCAAGGGCTAGACTATGGCACGCAGCGCCTGATGTCAGACATCGGCTTGCGCACGGGCGCAGCGGGTCAACTTGCCGGACTTGGCATGACGGGGCTAGGTGCGCAAACAGACATCTTAGGTCGCCAGATGGGAGCTGGTGAAGCGGTGAGAGCGTTAGATCAGGCGCGCTTGGATGTGCCTTACGAGGATTACCTTGCGGCAATGCAATATCCGCTTACGCAGTTTGGCGTACTTACTGGCGCCGGTCAGGCGTTCCCTGCGGGCCTTGGAACGAAGAGCGAGAAAAGCCCGCTGACGGGAACACTCCTTGAAACTGGCGCTAAAATTGCTGGCGTTTACTACGGCATACCGTAAGTAGGCGCACCAACAATATAGGAGACATACAATGGCTATGCCACGCGATCCAGACACAGGCTTACCTATTATACCAATTCTAGCGCCAGAGGTTCCCGTTGAGGAGCAGACAAATATATTCCCAAACGGTTTTCCAACCGCGGATGACCCATCATTAACAGTTCCGACAGGTGATCCTTTGGTTGAGCCAATTCCCGCGAGCATGCCCACTCGTGATCCGCTTGTGGCGACGATGAACCCCAACGCTACTGTTGAGCTGCCGCCGGCAATGAGGACGATTTCTCAGGCAATACCGACAGACCCGTTTGAAAACTTATCGAAAAACCAGAGACGTGCATTAGCGTTTATGGCTTTGGCAGACGCTGGTGCATCAATACAGGGTCGAGAGGGTGGCAACTTTCAGGCGCTATTAGGTAGCTACACTGAGCGCGCCGACATGGAGCGTAAGCGCCAAGCAGCCGTAGCACGTCGAGAGGAGTTAGAGCGTCTTACTGGAGGTATTTCTAGTGGCAACATGAATCGTCAAGCGATTATTAATGCTATGGCTACGGGTTTGATTGACGGGCCAACTGGCACAGCAATGCTCGCTGAGCTTGAGCGCAAGTCAGGCGTGTCGCAGGAAATCGCGGGCAAAGAAATGATGATTGGTCAGATTGACGCGTTGTTGTTTGATCCGGCGCTCGGTAAAGCGCTAGGCATAGAGGGCTTCTTGCGCACACCGTTTGCAGAGCTTGGTTTGGATACTGAGACAGCTCGAGTAAAAGCTCGCATTGATCAAATTAAAGGCGGTGCGTTCTTGCAGGCGTTTGAGAGCTTGAAGGGCGGCGGCCAGATTACGGAACTCGAAGGCCAAAAAGCCGAGGCGGCTCAGTCTCGCTTAAACACAGCTCAAAGCGAGGAAGACTTCAAAGACGCCCTTAGAGAGTTTAGGTTCTACATCAACCAAGGTATCCGCCGACTAAATGGTGAGGAGATACCTCCCAATACTCTCTATGAACCTGAAGCAGCCGAAAGCGATCCGCTAAACATTAGATAAAGGGCATACCGATGGCCACTATACAGCAACTGCGCCAGCAATATCCTCAATATGACGACATGAGCGACGAAGAATTTGCAAAAGCGTTTCATAAAAAGTTTTACTCTGACTTAGATTTTGATGATTTTTCTCAGCGCATCGGACTAACGCCAGCCATGGCGCCGTCAGGCACTGAAATCGTTGAAACGTTTGAGGACGGCGGGCGTATAGTCAGGAACATTGAGACTGGCCGCGAGACGTTTATGTCCGATAGGTACACAACAAGCGACCCGCAGCGCATCGCAGAAATCCGCGCGGCGCAAGGTCGTGCAGGCGAAGTTTACAAGCGCGGCATGGCCGAGGACATCATTAGCCAACTAGGGGAAATCCCGTCACGCGCAGCGAGCGCAATCAAGGGCGTTCCGTTCGTTGGCTCATATATTGACGAGCTAATCGGCACAGTAAGCCCAGAGGCCGCACAGGCGACGCGTGCAGCGCAGGAAGCGCGCGAGATCGTTGCTCCAGTCACAACTGGCGTTTCCCGCGCTGGTGTGGGCTTAGCGACAGCCATACCGGCCGCCCTTGCGGCGCCCAGCCTTGCCGTCGCGCCGCTTGGCACGACGCTAGGCGGCCGTGTTGCAGCAGGCACAGCAGGTGGACTTACGCTCGGCGGCCTTGAAGGCTTGGTTTACGGTGCAGGCGAAGGCCGTACCCGCGAGGAGCGCAAGGCTGCGGCGGAGCAGCAGGCAAAGACAGGCGCTGCCATCGGCGGCATCCTCGGGCCAGTTGGGCCGCTTGTGGGCGGAGCCATTGGAGGCGCGTCTGGGCGTCGTGTTGCGGCGCCAGCCCGTAAAATAGGCCAAGAGATTCAGACAAAAGGCGAAGCGCTTGAGCTACTCAGCGCAGCGGCGCGCATGGATGAGCCAGTTGCGGCGGAGGCAATGCAGCGTGCGGGGCAGTATGCATCGCTCGGCCAAATGGGCCCAGCCACACGCAATCTTCTTGATCTCGCTGCGTCGTCTACAAGTGAAGGCGCTGCAATCGCACGGCGCAATATCGACGAGGTCGCAGGCCAAGCCGGCGAACAATTTAGCACGCTGCTTGATACGTCATTCGGAGGCCCACAGGCGGCGCAGGCAATTGAAGACACGTTGATGCAGTCAACCGCAGGCCAACGCAGTGATCTTTACGACGAGGCATACGAGCAGGCGATTGACTACTCTTCGCCGATTGCTCGAGAGCTTGAAGATTTGCTAGAGGGAGTAGACGCGCCAATCATAAGAAACGCGGAAACTTTAATGAGGCGCGAGCGTCAACCGTCCTCGCAGATATTGGCGCAACTTGATGAGGCTGGCAATGTGATCGGCTTTGACACTTTGCCAGATGTACGTCAGATTGATTACATCACACGCGCGCTTAATAACGTGAGCCCGACGGCGCCACCTGAAGATAAGAACTCAGCTCGCGCTCTGGCGTCTAAAATCAGAAAGTCGCTCGATCAGCTAGTGCCAGAATATCGCACAGCCCGCGACTTAGCGGGTGACGTCATTAGTATTCGAGATGCACTAGACCTCGGGACAAACGCATTTAAAACAGGCACGACACGCTACGACTTGGCTAAGGCGATGGACGGAATGTCAGACGCAGAGGTGGGTGCGTTAAAGCAAGGCGTCCGCAGCTACATTGATGAAATCATGGCTAATGCTAAAATGTCACTAACTGATCCAGCGCAAGATGCCCGCGAGGTTATCAAGCCACTTAAGGACATGGCGTCACGCGCTGGTCGCGAGAAACTTAAAACAATCCTTGGCGGTCAAGCTGATGACTTTATCCGCCAGCTCGACGAAATCTATTCCGCTATGTCAATGCGTGCGAGCGTTGCGCAGCAGAGTAAGACGGCAGTCCGCACCATGGCTAAAGAAGCAGCCAAGGAGCGCATTTCGCCTACTATGGGCGAGCTAATGGGCGAACGCGGGCCAGTGACTGGAGCTTTCGAGGCGCTGAGACGTCAGGCGTCAGAAACGCCGTCACAGCAGCGTGCGTTCGAAATGCTAATGGGTGAAGTCGCGCAGCCTCTGGCGCGCCAAGCAGACCTCACAGAGCTTATGCGCCAGATGCAATCCCTACAGCGTGCAGCTCCCCAGCTACAACGCGGACGCGACATTTACGAAGCAGGGAAGCGCATGGGCACTTACGGCGCCATCGGGCTAACGCCTGCGATGCAAACGTTAATTGGGCCTCGCTAAGACTTAGCCGCGCGCTTCTTCGGCGCCGGCTTCGCTTCGTTTAGCTTATCAATTTCAGCGGATTGATCTTGGATCAGGGTCGCGGCTTTTTCGCATGAGCGGAACAGCGCCAGCATGTTGTGTACACGGTGCGGCTGGTTCAAGATGCGGACGAGTTCGCGTTGTTCTTCAGTTAGCATGGGTAATCCTCCGTTAAATGCTAGTTAACTTTTAACACGCATAGGGATTGTAAAGCAAATCGGAACTAAATATAGTGTACTGGAATGCACAGGACACACCATGTTCCTCATTCGCCTCCCTGTACTGCCCTGCGCGAAAGCGTGGGGCATTTTTTCTTGCATATGTGTTAGCACAATGTTAACAAGAGGAAGTACAGAAGGAGAATCAAAATGAAAATCTGGAAATATAAAAGACCGTGCGAATGGTGCGGCAACAATCCCAAAAGAGACATTACTAATTATTCTGGCGATAAACCTTATAGCGGTAACATGCAAGTCATCTGGTCAGACAGTTGGAAAGACAATCACAGAGCATCGCTTTGGGATGGTGAAAGCTACAAGCATAAGCATGATTATTTCTGCTCAGACAAATGCGCAATCGCTTATGCTGAAACAGTTGCAGAGGGAGAAAACACATGACTTACGATATCACAACTGGCGAATACGTCATCACACCGCAGGAGCGCATGGAGCAACTGGTTGACCGCATCAAGAAGCGCCTGATTAAGATTGAGCGCCTAAACGAGGTCAGAGGCGTGCGCTGGAGCGGCCATAGCGCAGACATTGGCATGGAGCAGGCATTGCTCTCAGACGACCGCGCAGAGCTGCGCCAGCTACAGAAGGAGCTTGGAATAGATGTCACTGTCTAACGCACTACTGATCACTCTGTGCGCCCTAGCGGGCGCCTCAGTGGCACGCATGTTCGAGATGCTAGTAATGGGGGTAATGTAATGAGCTTCACTTGGCCAAAGGGCGTGGCGCCTACGGAGGAGCGTTGGCTAAAGTGCCTGCACCATTTGTACGCAACGTGCGCTATCGAAAACAAGATTTTGCAGAAAAAGGTAAACCTAACAAACGCGCAGCGTGCAGCCGGTCTAAAGGGTGGCCGCAGGCGCAACGAGCGTCACTATCAGACGATTAAGGAGATGGCCGCGCAGGGCTACAACAACGACCAAATTGCGCGAAGGTTAGATATAACGCGGCAGCGGTTATACGAGTTTCGATCTAAGCATAAAATATGATATAAGGCTCCTACGGGAGCCTTTTTTATGGAGGACGTAGCCATTCCCTATGCCGATAAGGAGCGCCGGAAGGCGTATAATAAAGAGTATCGCAAAAAGTATTACCAAAAAAACAAAAGGAAAATCCAAGACCGAATCAACAGCTATCGCCGCAAGAAGCGCAAAGAGTATCGTGAGTGGAAGGCAACTCTTTCGTGCGTCAAGTGCGGCTTCTCCCACCCAGCAGCGATAGACTTTCATCACGTCATAAAAAGCGATGACAACCAACGCGTCACCGAGCTTGTCCGCAATGGTCGGTTCGGCGCGGCTCAGAAGGAAGCATTGGAGCGTTGCATCGTTCTATGTGCAAACTGTCATCGAATACTTCACGATGAAGATAAGTAAACGGCCAAATGCTACTGGCCGCAAATTCTTTCGAACGTCTCGTTGTGTACGATCGTATCGGTCAATAATCCGCGGTCGTACTGCATCAAAATGTCCACTGTATCGCTCGACTTAAACATATGCGGCTTAGCGAGATCGCAGTAGCTACCGCCCGTTATCGTTGCGCACCCACTTAGAAGCACGCTTAGCAAGCCCAGTGTCATCAAGAGCTTCAACTTCATCTTCTATCTCCTTAGCCTTCATAATATCTTCAAGACGTTTATCTTTGATTTCGTATTCAAGATCGTGGCGTCCATCCGCCTTACCGCGGAAGTACACGGTGACAACGGCCACAAGTGCGGCGCCCACGATCCACAGGTACATCTTCAGTCTGGCCAATATAAACATCAGCGGTCGCCCTTATTCCACTTCTTCAGGCGCTCCATATCGACCACTCCTAACGCTACCATACCCACCAGAGCGAACACTCCCATCAAGGCCAGCTTCTGCCACTCTAGCCCACCGATAACACCAACAAGGGGTGTAGCGGCAGACGTAACCTTTGCAATGGTTGATGCCTGTACCGTCTTCGACTGGATGATACGCGTCTTCTGTTTTTTGGGTTCCGGTTCTGCGTTGCTGAGCCATGCTGACACCTCGAAGCAGGGGCACATCTTTGGAGACACGGAATTGTGCCCAATGATTGTAGCGATTGCGGGGTACTCCATGCGGAGCTGTGCAATCAGCCGGCGTAATGCGCGATCTTGTTGAGGCGTAAAGTGCTCTTCGAACTTATCGTCCTGAGAGCCACCGTGTCCGCCCCATAATGCGATGCCAACTGATGTTTTGTTATATCCCTTCGCGTGCGCGCCAGACTTTTCAATCGGGCGCCCCTCCGTAACCGTGCCGTCGCGGTCAATGAGGTAATGGTATCCAATGTCTGACCAGCCGCGGTCTAAGTGCCAGCTCTTACACTCAGCCATCTTGTCTTCCGCTGATCTGCTCTCCCACCACTCCGCGCGTGTCGCAGTGCAGTGAACTATGATCGTGTCTATTTTCCGCATGTCTTGCAAGCCTCCTTCTTGGCTGGCGTTACGTTAACAGATGACTTGCTATTTGTATATATGCCGAAGAAGCCCGCACCGGCGCCCACGATGACGCTGACGAAGGCGCTCTGGGCGTTTGTGGGCATGTCGAGCGCCATAAACCAAGTCGTCGTCTGATAGAACGCCACGCCGTACAGCGTAATAATCATGCGCGGCCAGATGCGCCACTTGTCGAGCCATTCAGGTGTTATCGGCATAATGTTCTGCGATCCTCTTGTTTGTGGTGATGATGATCACCCTGCCACTGGCGTCGTAGACGACGTATTTTCCGTTTTGCTCTGCAATCACCACTTACCCATGTACTGGCCAATGTAATACAAGCCAGCCACGCATGTGGAGAACGCCACCGTGATTGCCAGTGCCATCGCGATCTGCTCGTTGCGTTTCTCTCGCGCCTTCATGGCCGCCTTCTTCGCCTCGGCGCGCTGCGTGCGCACCTTGGCTTCATAGGACACCCAGCGATCCCATGTGCCACTCGGCGCGTAGAGCCGGCACCAGCTCTCGAGTTCGGAACGCTTGGCGCGGATGTCTTCAAGTGCTTGGAACTCTTCCCAGTCGCCTTCCTCGCCGCCTGTGATTGCAGTTAGCGGGCTTTTCTTCTTACGATCAACGGCGGACTTTATGTCCTCCTCGGCCGACAGAAACTTGCCGATTGAACTCATAAGGTTGGCGGTTTCTTTTCCGTTAGAGAGCGCGGTACGAATCACAGAATACGCTGCGTTCGCGGCGGCAATGGATTCCAGTATGGCCATAATCAGACATTCCTAAACTCCGCACACGGCTCCCACAGCGGCTGATATTTTGTTAAATTATACTCTATTTCTGGTGAAGAATAAACGCAGACAATCACGGGCACTGGCCCTGCTGGCATGATGACCCACGTCAATGTAACGTGGATCAAAACCCAAAGCATTACTTTCTCAATGCTTGTTCAATGTTGTCTAGTTTTTGAAAGATGGCTTTTATGGTTTCTTTCATCTCTTTCATCTCACGATCGTGCGCGGTCTTTTCCACTTCATACTTAGACTTTAACACAGCAATCTCCGTATCATGCTTATTTAAGCGTGTATGCATAAGCCACACAAACGCCACTAGGGGCGCCACAAGCCAACGCAGAATAGGCTCAATCATATCCAGCATGTCTAACCTCAAGAAACTTTTTACCAACATAACACATGCAACCCACTTGCACCATAATCACTTCAATGTTAACAAAGTGTGAAAGACGGAGGACTTTATGTACAAACTCAAACAAATTGGCCCACGTATTCGTGAGCAAGTGTACGACGCGCTGCACAGTTACAGCGCAATGACACGGCTATCCATGTCAAAGATAGTCGAGGACGCTGTAAAGGATTACTTGCAAAGACAAGGCTTTGAGGTGTCTGATGATCATCGGAGTTGATTGTGGATACCGCACTGGCGGTGTGGCCATCGTCGGCGGCGACTGGGCAGAGGTTCACGACTTGCCAACATACGAAGAAGGCGGCGTCGACGTCGTGGCGTTGATGGACATATTAACGTCGGTCGAGCGCGTGGATCACATCTACATCGAGAAACAGCAGGCCATGCCAAAGCAGGGCGTGTCATCCACGTTCAAACTTGGATACGGGTTCGGTCAGATCGTGACGACTTGCGCGCTATCACGCTCGCCATATACGCTGGTAACGCCTAACAATTGGAAGCGTTCGCTTAACCTACCGCGCGACAAGGACGCCGCACGTAGGCTGGCGCAGCAGTGGTTTCCGGATTTAGCTAGCCAGCTTAAACGCAAGAAAGACGAACACCGTGCGGAGGCGCTTCTTATAGCGCTGTACGGAAGGGGGAAGAACTAATGCCAGTTAACTACGATATGCCAAACGAAAGCTACCACCAACTGCACCACCTATCGTCGTCAGGCGCAAAGACGATCGCGCTGCAATCGCTGGCCGATTACAAGCACGGCGAGCGTAAAGAGACGACGGCGATGCTGATGGGTTCGGCGGCGCACACGCTGACGTTCGAGCCGCATCTCGCAGATACAATCTGGGAGTGGGGCGGCAGACGTGCAGGCAAAGAATACAACGAGCTGAAGGAGAGCGCAGACGCTGCCGGTGCGATCATCTTAAACACGCAGGAGTACGACAAGGTGCACCGCATGGCGGAAGCCGTCAGAGTTAATAGCGCGGCCGCTGAGTTGCTCTCCGGTAAACTTGTGTGCGAGGCTAGCATATTAACGACAGACGCGCTCACAGGCGTTGACATGCGCGCACGTCCTGACGGGTGGCGCACAGACATCGCGTGCCTGTTAGACTTGAAGACGACGATCGATCCATCGCCAGAGGGCTTCGCAAAGCAGGCGGCAAATTTGGGCTATCACATACAGGAAAGCTGGTATCGTCGCGTGATGGAGCTTGACGGGCATGAGGTAGATCGGTTTATCTTTATAGCTGTCGGCAAAGACGCACCATACAAAGTAGGTATTTACGAACTCGACACCGAAAGCCTTAACGAAGGCGATGCGGCTGTCCAGTACGCGCTAGAGCAATACGCAATAGCGCAAGCAAACGACGACTGGGGTTACGATTACGGAGAGTTAACTACGATCCGCATTCCGCCTTGGTCGTTTAAATTTACTCAGGCAAATTAAGTCAAGGAGACACATTATGCCAATTTCATTCGGATCAACTGACAGCGAAAACACCGGCGTTTACATACGCGGCAACCTACCGCAAAATCGTTGGTGGGCTAAGACGGAGGCAGGCGATGAAGTTATCGACATGGATCGCGGCTTTGCGATCGACATTAAAGACGTTACCTTCGGGTGGCTTCACATCGACATCGGCGTCCGCGACTGGCAGCCGTGGCCGTCGCCAGCTCAGCGCACTGAGAAGCCAAGCGAAAGCCATAAGCAAGGCTTTAGCGTCAATTGCTGGCTCAGTGATGGGCGCGCTGCGGAGTTTTCTGGCAATTCATACGGACTGGGCCAGTTTATTGCGAAGCTGTATAACCAAGCTGAGACAATGCCGGAGTTCACTGCTGGCAAAGTTCCGGTCGTTCAAGTGACGTCGACAACGCCTGTCGTAGTAGGCAAAGGCACGTCGTATGACGTCGGCTTCAACATCCGCACATGGATCGACAAGCCCGCGGCAGACGCTGCACCGGAAGCGCCTGTGGCAGCGGCGCCAGCTCCTGCACCGGAGCCAGCGGCGGCACCAGCCGGAGACAATAACTTCGGGTTCTAACAAATGTAATAACGTGGGGCGCTGCGGCGCCCTACGTACAACGACGCACGGGGAAACGAATGTCAGAAGCATATTTTAACAAGGTCGTCGATGGAGCAGTAGGCGATGTCATCGCGTCCATGAAGGGCGGCAGAAACGAAAACCTAAACAAAGCAGCATTCTCAATCGGCAGGCACGCGCATATGTCTCCGGCCAACATTGACGCGGCCATCCTGCAACTGCACGCGGCGGCGCGTAAGATCGGGCTCAAGGATTTCGAGATAAAGTCAACTATTGGCAGCGGCTTTAAACGCGGAGGCGAAAACCCAAAGCAGCTCGAGAACTCGGATATACAGCCGTATATACCAAGTGAGCTGGAGCGCTTGGTTACACGTCTGGCTAGTAAAGACTTAATCATACGCGACGAGGAAAGCCGCAGAGACAAAGTAAAGAAGGCGCAGGAGGCGTGGGAGCGCGCTGTGCCGATCACAAGAGAAAACTTAGACGCGGTAAAGCCTGCGCTGCTTTACCTCAACTCACGCGGCCTCAGAGCGAGCGCAGCGGTCAACGTGGCCAAGTTTAGCCCTAACGTCTACGACGGGCCGGCTATTGTCTTCGCGGCGACAACTCCGGAGGGCGAAATCGAGGGCATCCAGAGCGTGCTCATAACGCCAGAGGGAAAGAAGCGCGAGGTTAACGGCATTGCAAAATACAGTAGGGGCGTCATTGCCGGAAATGTAATGCAAATCGGCGAAACGCAAGGCGAAAAGCCAATCGTCATTGTCGAGGGGCCGGAGGACGCGCTCAGCATACGGCAGGCAGCCAAAGACGATGCGGCGGTGATCTGCACCTTCGGTAAGGCGGGAATGGCAACGTACACGCCTCCACGCGCCTCAGACGTGACGATATGCGCAGACCCTGACCTCGACATCGAAAAATGCGTCGACGTCCTCAAGGGAGATGGGAGCACGCAGGTGCACGTCATTCGCTTCGACCGGCTAGACGCGGAAAACGTCAAAGACGCAAACGACTATTTACGTGAGGCTGGCGAAACAAAGTTGCGTGAGGCGCTGGCCACTGCGAAACTCTATGAAGAGGCCAAGCAGATACAGATGGAGACGGACTATCAGTGGCCAACTGAGTTCGAGGTAATCGACCCATCGTTAATTCCACGCCGGCGCTGGGTGTACGGCAAGCACTACATCCGCGGATACGTCAGCGTACTGGCGTCGCAGGGTGGCATCGGTAAGACGTCCATGCAGCTTGTAGAGGGCGTGGGCGTAGCGATCGGACAAGCGCTCCTAGAGGAGGAGGTGCACGAGCAGTGCAACGTCTGGATCATCAACGGCGAGGATCCGCTGGAGGAAATGCAGCGCCGCCTCGCGGCCGTCTTTATGCACTATGACATCAAGCCAGAGCAAATACGTGGGCGCCTGTTTCTCGATGCGGGGCGTGACCTCGACATACAATTTGCGAAGCAGACGCGTGACGGTATTCTGACCGACCAGAAAAAGCTGGAGCTTATGGTGGAGCGCATAAAGAAAAACAAGATAGGGTTGGTCATCATTGACCCGTGGGTTGGCTTCAACGACATCAACGAAAACGATAACGTCGCCATGAACGCGGCGGTCGCAGCCGCTCGCTGGATCGCAGACCAAACCGACGCCGCGGTCGTGCTAACGCACCACATCCGCAAGACAAACGGCGAAGACGCAACAATCGACAGCGTCCGCGGCGCCGGATCGTTGATCGGTGCAGCGCGCGCAGCCCGCGTCATCAATCGTGTTAGCCAAGAAGACGCGATGAAGCTAGGCGTGTCGGAGCATGAGGCGCTCGGCATATTCCGCGTTGACGACGGCAAGGCAAACCTCGCACCGCCGGCCGCAAAGGCGCTGTACCGGCGTATGCACGGGGTGGAGCTGCCAAACGGTGAATACGTGGGCGTCTGCGTGCCGTTCAAAATGCCAGACTTGTTCGACGGGGTGAGCGCCAGAAACGCGATGGAGGTGCAGCGTCTCATCGGGGCGGCCGCGGATCGCGGAGAGCCAATGCGCGCAGATGCACGCGCCAAGTCGTGGGCGGGCAATGCGGTGGCCGTCGTGCTCGACCTAGACTTGGACAAGCAGCACGAGAAGGCGCGCGCAAAGGCGATCCTGAAGAAGTGGATCGAGACAAACGTGCTTAAGGTGGAAGAGTGGCCAGATAAACGGCAGGGGCGGGACGTGCAGTGCGTCGTCGTCGGGGAATGGATTAACGCGTCGGAGGTAGGGTGATGAAAAGCGTAATAGCAGTTTGGTTCTCTTGTGGCGCGGCAAGCGCAGTGGCGGCGCACTTAACAATAAAGAAGTACGGCGACTTATGCGACGTGCGTGTCATCAATAATCCCGTGGCCGAGGAGGACGAGGACAACAGACGCTTCCTGCACGACGTCGAGGATTGGATTGGCCAAAAGATTGAGATATGCACGAACGAAAAGTTTCCGAGCGCATCGGCAGTGGACGTGTGGGCGAAACGCAAGTTTATGTCTGGCGTTGCCGGCGCACCATGCACACTCCTGTTAAAGAAGGAGGCGAGGCAGCAATGGGAGGCGAAAAACCATGTCGACTTTCATGTGTTAGGCTTCACCTCGGAGGAAGAGCAGCGGCATGAGAGGTTCATACGCACTGAACGTGAGAACGTATTGCCAGTGCTAATCGATGCTCAGTACACAAAGTTAGATTGCTACCAGCTTTTACGCGCTAACGGGATAAAGCCGCCGCGCGTTTACGAGATGGGCTATCCCAACGCAAACTGCATAGGATGCGTGAAGGCATCGTCTCCGACATACTGGAACCACGTCAGAAAGGTGCACCCAGACGTGTTCGAGGAGCGTGCCAGTCAATCACGAGAGCTTGGTGCAAAGTTAGTGCGTGTAAACAATCAGCGTATATTCTTGGACGAGCTGCATCCGGATGCAATTGGAAAGCCAATGAAGAATTTGGACTTCGAGTGCGGCTTGTTCTGCGAGGAGTGGAAAGAAGAATGAGCCGTCACAGCCAGAAATCTAAGCAGCGTCATCCCGACGCGCCGCGGGAGCACTTTGAGGTGGCGCACATAACATTCGAGATTGCGCCGGACGCAAAGACGTTCGCGCTCATAGCTGGGCAGGCGTACAGCGCAAAGGATCGCAGGCCGCTGTTCAGCGCGCACATCGAAAAGGGCATGAGCGAGCAGCTACGTGAGCTGGCGTTCAGGCTCAGACAATTGGAGAGGGAGCTATGACTAGACCCATTTACGAAACCGCCGAAGACCGCAACAACGAACGCCGCCTCGCGGCAAAGATCGAAAGGCATTACGGGTGCATCCTGTCAAAGATGCCAATGAAGCTGAGCCTAGACTTCATGGCGATGCGCGACGGAAAAGCGGTCGCGTTCATCGAAGCCAGACAACGCAAGATCGCGATGAACACGTATCCGACGTACATGCTGTCGCTCTACAAGGCAATGCAGGCGCGCGCGCTCACGATGACGACGGGGCTGCCGTGCTTCCTCGCCGTGCAGTGGACGGACAAAGCCGGCATCGCGAAGCTGCCGCCAGCGCACGAGGAGATGCACGTGGAAATGGGCGGCACGACGCGACGAGACGATCCACAAGACATCGAGCCTATGGTACACTTCGACATAGCTAACTTTAAGGAGCTGTGACAATGACACTGCCAATGCCAATACGTGAAATCGAAGAAGACGAAAACAAGCTGGAGCTTGGACGCATTGTATGGGACGAGGAAATCGGAGGCGCCGCGATTGAGTGGTGCGCAGATGAGATGCCAATGATGTCATCAGCGGGTGATGACGTGGCATTCGTGATGGAGGTGCTTCAAGGCATCGATACCGACGTGATGATGGCCAAGGCGCTCAATTTGGCGTTGTTGAGAGAGGGGTCGAATGGCACTTTGCATTAGTTCCTCAGTTTCCTCAGTTGAACTGAGGTAGAGTGAGGAAGTGAGGTAAAAGAGGCCTAAATTAGTTCCTCCTCAGTTGTTACGTATATATACGTAACTGAGGAGGTAACTTAGGACTAAGGTAAAAGTAACTGAGGAAAGTGGAGGAGTTTTGACATGGCAAAGAAGGGAAAGCGTTCGCTGGCTAACTATAGGGAAGTGAAGGCGAGAGGGACGTTGAATAGTGAGGGGACGAAGATCAGTGCTGGCGTGTGGGGTCAGTTGCGTCCGCTCGATGAAAAGGCAAGAGAGAAGATCGCGAAGTGGGGTGACACGTTGCCGGACTTAGTGTCGCCGGATTTAGCTGGACGCTTCGAGGCGGCTTACGAGGCGCTTAAAGAGCGTGTGGATGCAGATGACGTGGTCGGCACCAATCAGATCGCAACGCAGCTTATGAGGGCGTGGGACGTCTTGGAGAAGGCAGCGGAGGATGCAGGGCACAAGCCGCTGCCGCCGCACGCGTACTGCGTGGAGATCGATGACGTGATCGTGTGCTTCGCATTGCACGGGTGGGCGGAGCTGCGGAAGAAGTATCCAAGCTGGATCGTGTACAGCTTCGAGGACGCTGCACGCGTGATCAGATTTGACTGGACGGAGACTTTCCTGAACAATGCATTCAACGCGTTTCCGAATGCAAAGGTAACGCGGATGGTGCGTGACGGAGACGATCGCATCAACTGGGATTTAGGTGGAGATGAAATACCATGGTAACGAGAGAAGAGATACTGGCGATAGCAGAGGGCGTGATCAGTGGGGAGCGCAACAAGGATTACGGGGACGCAAAGGATAACTTTGAGACGATCGCAGCGTTGTGGTCGTCCTATCTGGATCACGACTTCACAGTAGTGGACGTGGCCAACATGATGATACTGATGAAGATAGCACGCAGTAAGACGTCGCCGCGGAAGCAGGATCACTGGGTCGACATCTGCGGCTATGCAGCATTAACAGGAGAAATTGTGAGCGATGGGCGAGATCGGTAAGACGAAGTTAGCGGCTGTCGAGGCAGTCGGTGAAGACGAGATACTGGAACGCATTGCATCTGGTACGAGCATGCAGCAGATGTGCAAGGAGCTGAACATAGGTACGAAGCTCTGGTACAAGTGGCTGGACAGCGTGAAGGGCAGACGTGAACGTTATAATGCAGCTCAGGCAGAGGCTGCGCACTTCTTCGCTGACAGAGCTGTGCAGACTGCGCAGAGCGCAGAGCCAGCGACGGTAAACGTAGCGCGCTTGCAAGTGGACACCGACAAGTGGATCGCGTCTAAGCTGAACGCGCAGTACGATACGAGACAACGTGACGTCGCAATCAACATCAGCGTGAATGACTTGCACGCGCAGGCTGCGGCGTTACTTGGAGACGTGATAGAAGGCGACGCGGTGGAGGTAGAAGATGACGACGTTTAACGAGGTAAAGGTAATCGAGATTACTGAGCACGAAGATGGCTCTGCCACGCTGAGCTTGGACATATCGAAAGAGCTTTACGCGTTCTTCTTTGAGCACGGCTTTCGTCAGGTGTTGATGCGTGCTCTCGAACAGGAGCAGGCTCGTGATGACGAGTAATTGGCGAATCCACGCATCGGCGCAGCACCGCGCATGCGTGCGCGCGGATAACAGAACGAGCGTTCAATTACAATCGCTTGACACTACATCTTGTGCCATTGCGTTATTTGCATGGCTCGCTGGCGCGTGGCATCGCGCAAACGCCTTATTTATATGCCGCATGCAAGAAGTGGAATTTAACATAATCGACATTATCGGAGTGACCTATGCACTCAGCGCAAATGACCCCCCCCTTCGATTCGGCGGGCGGGTGCAAATGCAAAGGACGTCCCCACGCACCCCCACCCCCGTACCCCGTAAACAGGTGTTAACATGATCCCGCAAAAAAAATCCCACGAAAACCCGTTTATTACGTTAATGCGTCGCTACCGCGATGATCCGGTTGCCTTTGCCCGCGAGGTCATCGGCATCGAGCCTGACGAGTGGCAAGTGGAGCTCTTAGA